ACCGCAGAGCGGCCTTGCCGGACCAGACGATGAGCAAGGAAAACGCCCGATCGTGTCGGTCAGGGAACGGGGACTCGATGCCGCAGATGCTGCCCTCCTGACGGTCGTTGAGGATTTCCGTCGTGCGAACCAGACGGGCCTGCGGACGGTAGGCAAAGAGCTGGGTGTCCAGCGTGATCTGCTTGTCGTAGGTGATGTTGCCCTCGGGGGCCACGAAGCGGTAGACGGTCAGCTCCTTGTAGTTGCCGCGCATGCCCGCCCAGTACACCTTCACGTCCAGAGTGCCCTGAATCTCGGTGAATTCGAGTTCAGCGAACCGGAACGTCTTGATGTCGAGCCCCTGAGCCATCTCGCCGAAGTTGGCGTGGCTCTTGGTCTCGACGTAGCAGGTGATCGGCTGGCCGTTGTCCTGACGGGTCGGGATGAAGGCTTCCCAGAGTCGGTTGACGCCGTCGTAGTCCACGGAGACGTGGAAGACGCGCTGGACGCCGTTAACGGCTCCCACGCTCCACTGCACGGGCCGCGTGCCCGTCCAGACGCCGTTCCAAGCCGCCGGGGAGCCCGTGTTGAGCTTCTCCGCAGGCGACTGGTCCATCACCCACGTGTGGCGATTGAACAGGTCGCCTGAGGGCACGGAGAAGAGGACGTAGTTCTCGAACGAGATCGCGGCCACCCGCTCGATGTTCGGCGATAGGTTGCCCTTCGAGACGGCCATCTCCGTATCCCGGTAGAGAAGTTCACTGGATACGCGGCTCTGAGCGGCGGCGTTGAGGGACGTGACGCCCGTCATCGTCATCCACCAGAGTTGACCGTACTGAGTCGTGATCGCACGGCCCGACACGCACCCAACCTGAGGGAAGAGAACGCGCTGGAAGTTGTTCGTGGTCTTCCACGTCTCTCGGTCGCGGATATTCGACTGGAAGATCGAGGTCGTGTTCTGGGTGAACACGAGGAGCTGGGGAACGTCCGTGGACGTGATCTCAGCGAGGCCCGTGATGATGTCGGGGAGGCGAAAGCTGCCGCCCTCTGACAGGTACTCGGTCTCGGTGAAACGGAGCGGGTCCGCGATGTCGCTCGCGAACAGCTCGTTGTCCCGGCCCACCCAGAGTCGGTCACCGGACCACTTCATCCACGTGCCCAGCGGAGTTTCGCCGGACAGCGGGTCTAGGTGACGACTGATCGAGCCGTCCCAGTAAGCCGCAGCCGTGCGTCCGTCCTGCATGATCAGCACGTCGTACGGATCAACGATTGAAAGCGTGCCGTCCACGTTCTGGCGCACCGACTTCGTGGCCTTCTCGAAGACAACAACGTCGGAGCCGCTGAAGAACTGGACGTTCGGGAGCTGCGTGTAGGTCGTGAACGGGTACGCGGAAGCGTACACTTTGCCCGCAACCGCCACAACGTGGTGCCACGCGCCGCCGGTCGGGCGGAAGAGCGTGTAACCTTGCAAACGACCCGGAGGCAGCTCGAAGACGCAGTTGTATCCGGGGCGCGTCTTGAGGACGCCGCCACGGTTGGTGACGTTCATCGCGGAACGGTACACCGTGTCTTCGAGGAAGGCCGGGTCCAGCGACGAGTCCATGCCGCTGACCCAGAAAGCGGAGCCAGCAGCGCCCAGACCACCTCGGATTAGATTCGGAGGAATCATTCGAGGCGGTTGTAGGCGGCGGCGATGTTCGGCCCGCGCACCTGAACCTCAGGGGTCGTGACGGGGTTGCGTGAGAGCTGCTCTTTCGTGATGAAATCGATGGCCCGGGCCAGATACTTTTCCCCGTCGTCGAGCTGATCGTCTTCCATCTTCTGGGTGCCCTTGAGCGCCATCAGAATGGCGAACGGGCTGTGGAGCGGGATGATGTCGTTCATCGACTTCAGCTTGAAGACGCGGCGACGGTAAATCACGCGGACCCATCCGCAGTTGCGGGAGAGCTTGATGCGGCGGTATGAGGGCTCGGTCTCGTCCGGCGCGTAGTCGCCGAGGAGGACGCCCGTGTTGCTGCCGATGTCGTAGGACGTGAGGCGAATGTACCCCTGCGTGACGCTCTTACGAACTCGGATGATGCGGGCAAAGACTTGTTGGTCGGGGTTGGGGATGGCGTACCCGTACACTGTGGGCACCGGGCAACCGTCCACCCATTCGCCGTTCACCTCAGTGCGGATCCAGCGATTGTCCTCGTCGTACCCATACACCCAAAGCTCAGCGTTCGTGTCTTCCGGGTTTTCCAAGAAGGCGATGAACTGAACGGGCTTCGGGGGATCGTAGATGATCGGAACATCGCCCTTGTCGTCCCAAACATAGGAACAGGTCTCGTGGCAGTCGTCGCCGGGTCCGTTCAGGTGGAACGAGAAGAATCGATTGCGGGCCTGCGCGGGCGTGCCGCCGATGTTGATCGCGAGCGGGGTCTCCACTTCACGTGGGAGCGTGACGCAGGTCTCGCCCGGGTTCGTGCAGATGTCCACGACGCCGACGAGCGGGTCCCAGTCGGACTCGTTCGCCAGCAGCTCGACGACGTAGTTCAGTCGGTTGAACAGCGTCGCGTCATCGCAGTTGGCGAGGATGCGCTTGGCGTCTGAAGCGATGTCAGCGACGGTGAACATTAGTACTTGTCGGGGTTGTCGTCTTCGGACTCGTCGATCATGTCCTCGTCTTCGAGGTCTTCCATGAGGGACTCCATCGCGTCCTCGGCGTCCATCTCCTCGTCGTACTCGGACTCGTTGTTCTCCGCGTCCTTCCCCTCGCAGTCGCAGATGTCGGTGATGGTCTTGAGGGACAGCTCCACGCTCAGAGACTCGCCTGCGCGGTCCTCTTTTTCAATCTTGGCGAGTCGGGAGAAACGGAAACGAATCTCGCCCTCCTCCGGGATCTCAACGCCTTGCAGGCCGTCGAGCCAGAGACGGGGGAACTTGTCCGGCCCGAAAGACATCGGGGCCGGGAAGTCGTTACGTTTTAGGGATACTGGGTCCATGATAACTGAGGGTTAGGGTCAAACGTATGGCTCGTCTTGGACGGTGCCGGAACCGTTGTTGGTGACGATCGGGGCTCGCGAATTTCCGCTGCTGTCGAGCGAGAGGTTATGGTGGTTGAAACAATCCACGGCAGTGGCGTTGTAGATGATGTCGGTTCCAAACCGCTCAAACGTATTGTCGTGAATCTTGACGAACGAGGAATTCGAGCAGATCACGCCAACCTGAGTGTCGGTGGTGCTGGCGGCGGCTCGGAAGAAGTTGTCGTGAATTACGGAGTGAGATGCGTAGTTCAAACGCACTCCTTCTCGGCTTCCATAGGTTCCACCGTCTGCAAACGTGCAGTTCATATCGCTCATGTAGAAACGATTGCAAAGGTTCGCGAGGACGTGGCCGAGGTACGAGTTGAAGTGACCGCCCGTGATCTTGAGGTCCTCTTCAACCGTCGAGGTGCTCCAGTAAACCGCCCAGTTACAGTTCACCGCGTCCGTGTCGGTAAGGTAAACTCCCTCGGGGGCCGAGGAACCCGAAATATAGACACCGGCGTCCCATTGGTAGATTTCGCAGTTGGTAATCTTGAACAGCGCCTCCGTTGATCCGGAAGGGTTGTCCAACCAAATTCCGTACTGCGGGTTACTCGCGCTCGGGAACGTTCCGGGGTCTGGTAGCGAATTGGGATCACCGACAAGTCGCGTGTTCTCGATGACAACGTTTCCGAGCTTCGACAGACGAAGACCGTAGGTCCATTGCTGGCCGCCGGTAGGACGATAAGGAGCGATTTCCACGTTGCGAATCAACGCGCCTGAACCCGTGGCGTTCGAGTATCCACCGGTGATACGAATCGCGCTGCCAGTGTTTACCGCGTTGGTCGCTACGGAGATGTTCTCAACCGTGATCGGCTGGTTATCGTAGACACCGCCGCCGTGCGGACCGCTCAACGTTATGGTCAGACCGCCGTTAGTGCCGGTGAACAACAGCGAAGTAACGCCGGGGCCATCGCCACGGATTGTGAGACCTCCGTAGTACTGAAAACTTCCGCTTCCGAGCGTGAATGATAGGGTTGAGCTGATCGCGTAAACGCCCCGAGGAAAATAAAGGACGCCACGGAAACCGAGTCCAACTCCGGTGCCCTGAACCGTATTCAAAGCATTCCACGCTGCCGTAATCGCGGATGCGTCATTCGTAGTTCCATCTCCCACGGCCCCGTAGTCCTTCACGTTGAAGACCGTAGAACTAGAAGGCCCCGTGTAACCAGTAAAGCCCGTCGCGCCAGTTGGACCCTGTGGCCCAGTAAAGCCCGTCGCGCCAGTTGGACCCTGTGGCCCAGTAAAGCCCGTGGGGCCCGTAGGACCTGTGACGGTAGAGGCTGCGCCCTGTGGACCGGTAAAGCCCGTGAAGCCCGTCGGGCCAGTGGCACCTTGGATACCTTGGGGTCCGGTGAATCCCGTCGGGCCCGTGAATCCAGTCGCTCCGGTCGGTCCGGTGACAGTAGAAGCCGCACCCTGAGGACCCGTCGGGCCCGTGGAACCTTGGGGACCAGTGTATCCCGTCGGTCCGGTGACAGTAGAAGCCGCACCCTGAGGACCCGTGAAACCAGTCGCACCCGTCGGACCCGTCGGTCCAGTGACCGTGGAAGCAGCACCCTGAGGACCCGTGAAACCAGTGTAACCCGTGGGGCCCGTTACGGTGGAAGCTGCGCCCTGCGGGCCAGTGTATCCGGTGTAGCCCGTGAAACCCGTTGCGCCCTGAGCGCCGTTGGGGCCCGTGTATCCGGTGTAACCCGTCGGGCCAGTAACCGTGGAAGCCGCGCCTTGCGGTCCGGTGTAGCCGGTCGCGCCGGTGGGGCCAACAGGTCCTTGAATCGGGCCGACGTTATCCCACGAGGAGCCATTCCACACGTACCCGTCGCCGTCATCCAGAACAATGTAGAGATCGCCCGGAGAAGCGCCCCCGGGCAGGTCAATGACCGACTGCACCGAGCCCTTGAGAACAACGCTCGTGCCATTGAGACCCTGAGGACCCGTGTACCCGGTCGGGCCCGTAGGACCCGTTGCACCTGCGGCCCCCGGAGAACCGGAAGGGCCTGCCACGCCTTGCGGACCCGTCGGGCCCGTGGCTCCGCTGGTCCCCGCAACACCCGTGTAGCCCGTGTAGCCGGTGTAGCCGGTTGATCCGGTGTAGCCCGTGCTGCTGCTGATGAACGAGTCAACGTAAGCTTTCGTCGCCGCGTCCGATCCGTCCACCGGAGTGGGCAGACCCGTGATCGTACCGCCCGTGATGACGACTCCGTTCGCATTCTGGAACGCCATCGTGCCCAGCATGCCGTACTGGACGAACAGCTCGTTGAGCACGCGCTTGAAATAACACGCAAGACCCTCGCCTTCCTGACGCGGATAGCCGGGGATGCCGGTATCCAGATCGCACGGCAACGTCCAGACAATCTGCCCGTCAACGCAGGTCTTCGTGACTTCGCCGAAGAACTGCTTAACAAAATTATCGACGGTGCTCGGTAGCGGCTCGTGTGCCGGGTCGCACGCAGGCGGGCACGGGTCGCAAGAGCAAGGATTGCAGGGAGGTTGGCAGGACATGGTGCTCTCTAAGTATACGACCTACACCAGCAGGTGCTCGAACCCGAATTGCCTCGCTCGCTGCTTCAACAGGTCACGGTCCTCCCGCACCCGGCTGTAGGCGAGTTCGTGGACCTTATCAACGTCGTGCCAGCCCTTTTTGACGGGGTGGTCGTGCGCGATCCGGGCGTCCTCGGCCCAGACGTACTTGCCCATGAGCTGGCAGCGGCCTGTCAGTTCGTTGTCGCAGCCCGCGTGGTGGTACCCGGTGTGGAAAAACTCGCCATCGAGGTGCGGGAGCAGACGTTTGGAGGCCAACCAGTGCGTGGCCAGCTCGCCCTTGGTCCAAATACCGTCGTTTAGGCCCACCAGACCGTCGGCGTAGGGGAAAGACTGGTACATCTTCTCCAAAGCATGCCTCAGGAAGCCCTTTTCGGGCCTACAATCGTTGCCGAGGAAGCAAACGAAGTCGCCCGTGGACCGATCTACCCCCTTTTTGACCGTTTTCGGGGCCCCGGAGCGGTTCTCGAACGAGTCCCGTTCGACGATGACCTCGAAATTGGTCCACCCGGTCGTTTCAGTCAACGAATTGACCAGATTCGTGAGCTGTTCCTCGCGCCCGAGCGTCGGGATGACGATGGACACCTTCGGGTTGAGGAAATCGAGGTAAAAAACCGAGTCCCGGCGGTATTTTTCGTTCTCCGGGAAGAATTCCCGGGCCTTCTGCCAGTGCTGGAAGCTACCCTTGCGGTCGCCAAGCCACCAGAGCGCCCAGTAGAGCACCTCGTGGGGCTCGTGCCGGTAGTGGTTCGCGTTGTTGGCGTAGAAGTCCGACCACGGAATCGTCGTCGCGGCCATCGCGTAGGCCGCTGCACGCTGCTTGTCGTCCTTCTTGTGGTAGTGCTGGGCCAGACGCATCCATGGCTCGCGTCGGGACGAGTCCCGGGCGATGGCCTCGTGCCATTTCTTAGTCGCTAGATCGTCGTTCCCAAGACGTAGAGCGCACTCGCCTTGGAAGATGATGCTCTGGGTCGCCTCGGTGAACCATCCGTTCAGGCCGAGGTGCCGCTCGAACTCTTGGTAGGCCGACTTGTAGCGGCCCGTGTAAAGCATCTCCCGGGCTAGGTAGTGGCTGTTGCGGTCGTTGTTCGGATTCTGGAAGCAGTCGAGGGCCAACCCGGTCAGGTAACGGCGTCGGTGATCGGACGGCTGCTGCCAGTGCTCCAGCTTGATGATCTCAGGCGGTAGGTAAGCGCGTGTGGCCGTGCCCGCGAGTACCTCGTGAACAACCCCGACCCAGTGGAGCTGAGTCCGGTTGTAGAACTTGCAGTGGCGGAACTTGACGATCTCGTTGCCGTGCTCGTCGTGAGCGAAAACGAACTCGTACTCAAGCTGACCCACGCCCTCGGCGATTCTTGCCTCGATCACGTCAAGGTTGAGCCGCGTGTACTCCTCGTCGCAGTCGGGCATCGCAACCATGTCGGTAGGCGCGAGCGACGCGGCGAAGTTTCGTGCTTTCGAGTAATCGAAGAGTCGGTCGCCTTCTTTGACTAGCGGCGGCTCGTCCCCGAAAATGAAACGCTCGTTGATCTCATTCGCGAGGTCCTTGTCGATCGTGAAGAGGAAACGCTCCCCGACCTCGTGCACCTCCACTCCGAGGTTGCGTGCGATGCTGGCGCTGTCGTCGGTCGATCCCGTGTCCACCAGAATGACTTTTCCCCCGCGCTGCTGGAACTCCTTGAGGGAGGCCAACAGGCGGGGGATGGTGCGGGACTCGTTCCGACAGATCAGTACGACGGAAAAATTCATCGTCTGTCTGCTGGAACTACGTGTTACCGGGAACGGCGATCGACACCCTTGATGGTGCCCTTATTTCGGGAAGCGTAGAATACGGCTTCGCCCTTCTTGGCACCGTATTCCTTCTTCATCGCCTTCTTGATCTTCGATCCCTTTTTGGTCAGCGGCATGGTTTTATGGCGTACTACGCCGACCACCGTACTAACCCCGGGACTACGGGGGTGTCAAGGCGTTTGGGGCCAGACAACGTTGAATGGAAAGCCAGCCTGCTGCGGCACGTCGCGGAGTGCTTGGCGGTACGCGGTCCACTGAGAACTGACTGCATCCGGCATGTCCTTCGCTTGTGTCCAATCGGAGCTCGACAATTTCATGTTCCGCTCATTACGGACCTGTCTGGCTTTTTGGTCCACAACTTCGGCACGCTCTTCGTTCGTGTACTTTCTCCACTGCTTCGTCTCGACGACCTCGTTCTCGTAGATCGTAAACGTGGAGCCGACGAATTTCTCGTCAGCAAGGCCCTCTTCAAGACGGACGGGAAGCCACCCGAGTTGTCTCAAGGACGCCTCATCCAACAAATCCAATCCGGACACGTTACGCCACGAACGAGGAAGCCCGCGCGGGCCATCGACGATGGAGTTGTTTTCGATGAGGCAGTAGTTCATGGGCGGACGAGGGAAATCGCGGTTTTAAGCTCGCTCATCGGGTGCGACCAATCTCCGTATACCTGCTGCCGGAAAAGCCGCATGGAATCGTAGTACGGGGTCTTAGGGCCCGGAATGGCGTAAAGGTAGTAAGACATGACTGGCGTAATTACCCAAGTAGGCACACCCATCGCCGCCGATAGATGGCTTACAGAGGTACAAGAGCTTACGACCAGATGACAGGAGGCCACCGCTTTCTGCGTGTCGTGCCACGTATCCAGCGGTACGTCCTGCACCCAACTGGGCTTGAATTCTAGGTCCGCGTCCCTCTGGAGACTGATAAACTCCACGTCGTCCCGCTTGACGGCGTCGAAGAAGTCGGGTGCAGGGAACAGCTTGTGGTGCTGAGCCTCGAACTGCTTGTTGCCGGACCAGCGCAGGCCAATACGAATCTTGCCTGCTTCTGGCTGACTGGGTCGAGTGATGTAGGGTTTTCCGCTCAGATCGGCCAAGCCAAGACCAAGGTAAACGGGGGCCGACATCGCTGGCACCCAGAAGTCGTGATAAACACCGTACTCTGCCCCATGCTGGACAACGGCTGCCACGTCGGGCTGCTTTTGCAGGAGGCTAACCAAAGGGCCGCTGCACGAAACAATCACCCGACATCCTCGCCTACTAAGATCGCCAGCGTACCTAACCTGATGGATCTGATCGCCCAGACCGCCTTCTAGTTGGAGCAACACGGTCCCTTCGCTCTTGCCGTCCCATTCTGGCTGCGGAGTTTTGGGTGCGCTATTTCCGAACACGCCTACCTTGCGGCCTCGATGCAGCAGCGCGTAGCCGTCCTCAATCTTGCCTGCGTTCAGCTCGTACCAGCCGCGATTAAATGCGGCCTTGTGGTCGTTAGGACGTTCCGACTTTAGTTTGTCTGCAATGCGTTGACCCTCGGCGAAATCGCCCATCGTCGATGCTGTCAGTTGCAAATCAAGAAGATCGATGTCTGGCGTGGTTCGCGGTTTAGAAAGCCAGAACTCAGGCTGGCAAAACTCGCTGTAGTGGTGCTTTAAAACATCGCGAGGCGGCTGATTGTGCTGTCGCCCTAGCTTCGGCTTGATGTCGTGCAGGCCGGCTACACCGTGCAGTCCCTCGTCGTCCTCCTTCACGGTCGATCCATCAATGCGTTCAAAGTCGTACTCAAACGGGTCGAGGCCGAGGAAGTCGTGGATGCGCTGAAGCTGTGTGCCCGGGTCGGCCAACAGGTCTTCGTACTCTACAAACAGGAAGCACTCTGGGTCGGCTTGGTAGCCAGCCTGCAAGACCTGATAAGACGATTTCAAGTGCGCCGTAAGTCCTGACTGCTGGATAAAGTCGTCTAGGTTTTCTGGCTTTGCTACGCGGACGAACGACGCCATGCAGTCTGGAACGCTGCGAACCGTGGCGATGATACGCGGCTTGTGACCAAGCACTTGAGCCATTGAGGACACAACTACTGGAAGGGGCCAATTACGGGCCTTGTCGATGACAACGGGCTTCGACGTGATCTCGTCGTAGTATCCGTGAATCAAGCCACGCATTGCGTTGGCTAGTTTCTTTCGGTCGCGGTCGTTCTTTTCTAGCAGCGGTTCGCGATGCCATGTTGTTGCCAGCGCATCAAGTGCAGCACCGAGACCAGAGGTAGTTGAAACGTGCGTCTGCGGATTCTGGTTAAGAATTGCCGCAAGCACCGTTGATCCAGAACGTGGAAGGCCAGACAAGAAGTGTAACTTCTTGGTCAAGTTGTTATTCACTTGGCCTTTGTAACAGTCTCTACCGTAAGGTAAAGACTTTTATCTTACTCGCTAATTGCAGAGCTTGCACTATTACAAGTTCCGATAGTCATCCAATTTGAAAGGGAACCAATTTGTACTGGAGATGAATATGTGATCGTATTACCAACTCCAAGTCTTCCATTAGACCCATTTCCCCATCCCCAAATTGTCTTGTCAGTTTTTAATGCAATTGTGTGAGTTGCAGTCGGAGAAACAACTGACCAATTAGTTAATGCACCAATTTGAACTGGGGAGGATTTAGCTATAAGCGTTCCGTCACCAAGTTGACCAGTATTATTTAAGCCCCAACCCCAAAGCGTTCCATCTGTTTTAATTGCAAAACAAGTGCTGTATGCAGTAAAAACATTGCTCCAAGTCGTAAGTGATCCAACTTGAGTTGGCGAGCTTCGATAGGTCAAATTATTAGTGCCCAACTGGCCATTAAAATTAGCTCCCCAAGTCCATAGTTTCCCATCGGATGTAATTCCCGCGCAAAACTGTCTTCCTGCGGCTACTTTAGACCAAGTTGTTAAAGCACCAACTTGAACAGGAGAAGAAACGCTCGTTCCACTTCCAGATGTTCCAATACCAAGTTGTCCGTTGTAGTTATAACCCCAAGTCCACAAAGTTCCATCAGTTTTAATTGCTGCATTATGGTAATCGCCACAAGCAACCTGAGACCAGTTAGTTAGTGCGCCTATTTGAACTGGAGATGAATAAGCTGTAGTGTTATTTAGTCCAAGTTGACCGCTTTGATTACTTCCCCAAGCCCAAATTTGGCCATTTGTTTTTATGGATATTGTATGTGATCTTCCAGTAGAAACCTTAGACCAATTTGTTAAAGAGCCAACTTGTTTTGGAGATGAGTAACTTGTAGTATTTCCAATTCCAATTGAACCAGCTACGTTATTTCCCCAGCCCCAAAGTGTTCCATCATTTTTAATTGAAAGAAAACGATTATTAACTGCTGACCCTTTGATAACACTCCAATCTGTAAGAGCACCAACTTGTTTCGGAGATGAATAGCCAGTTGTATTGCCTAATCCAAGTGCTCCATTTGCGCCGCTTCCCCAAGTATACAGTTTATTTTCTGGCCCTGTAGGACCACCAGCACCCATCGCAAGTTTGATAACGTTCGGATCCATCTTAGTCGACGTAGTCCACAAGTGCAGCTCCACGCCAGCGGGTGCCACCGTCGTCTGTCACAAAAATGAAGATGTGGGTTTTGCCCGTGGTTAGGGTGGGAGCCGTGTCCTTGGGCCACTTTACACTGGTCGGCCAAGTGATGGTTCCTGATGTATGCGTCAACTCAAGAGCGAACGCATAAGAGCGAGAGGCCGGAGCGTTTGAGAACGTAAAGGTGCTGTTTGCGTTGATCGTCTTGGTGAAGTAGTTACCAGCCGAGCAATCAATGTCGAGTGCGGCGACAGCAACGAGATTACCCCGATAGGAACCGTTTACATAGGGGGCCCCAGTCAATTCTGGGCTGATCGAGAGAACGGTGCTTCCCGTTCCTGTCGAGGTCGTGACGCCCGTGCCGCCGTTGGCGACGGGAAGCGTGCCTGTAACTTCCGAGCCCAATGCAACGGAGCCTGCCGTGAGAGCCGAGGTGCCCGTGCCCTTGACGACACCCGTAAGCGTCGTGGCACCAGTGCCACCGCCAGCAACGCCCAGCGTGCCGAAAGACGGAGGAACGCCCGCGCCCGCAGACACGAGGGCCTGACCAGACGTGCCGCTGGAAACAGCGCCGAATCCGTTTCCGTTGTTGACCTGAACCTGCCCCGTCGTTCCCCCGACGAGAGCGGCGGCGTTGTTGCCGATCCACTGGCTACCGTTCCAAATCCACGAACGTCCTCCGGACGTGAAAACTTGGTTAAGCGTGGGACTGCTAGGAAAATCGAGGGCCATGGCGGGAAGAGTTTACGAATCAGGAAGTCGTACCGTTATCGGGAGGCGGGGGCGGCGGTGCCAGCGAGTCGTCCTCGCTGATCTCGTAGGCTCCGAGTGCATTAAACGGCAGGTCGATGCCGTCGCAGTGCAAGCGGTCTGCCTGCGTCTCGATGCTCTTGAACGGGCCGAAAACAAAGTTGGGTGTGATGACGACGCTCATGGTTAGGCGAGTTCGATTTTTCTGATTACGCCCCAGCTTCCTGAAGTAAGGTTTAACGAAAAGGCCATCTTGAAGTTATCACGCGGCGTGCGATGGCTGCCGCTGTACCAAGAAAATGAATTAATGGTCGGAGTGCCAATGTTGGGCATGGAAAAGACTGAATTGAATGCGAGTGCTGTTTGCACAGTCGGCTGCGTGGAACAACCCAGCACTTCAATGTCGCTTGTTTGTAGCGAAACAGGTGAGCCGTCATGCACTGTTGCGGCGCCTCCGAGTACACTACCCACTGCCGTCGAACTTCTGATTAAAGGGCTGGCGCCCGAGCAATCTACAATGACTAAGGTAGAACTACTGCCAGCGGCTACGTCATTTCCCTTTAGCGCGTAGCAAGCCGATCCATTAATAGCCGGAGCAGCTGTGATTGCAGTTCCAAGCGTCACCGAACTACCAGTAAACGTCAGGATATTGTAGTAAATGCTCGTTCCAAGCGCGAAAAATACTTTCGTGCTGCTTACGCTGATTGAGTCAATAACCGTGGAAGGGCCAAGCGCGGCTGAAATGTATCGCGTAATTGTGAGACCCGAAAGCGAAATAACGCCGACATAGGCGTTGCTTGCTGTGTTGCATCCAAAAAAGTAAGTCGTGTCTGTCAGTTTCACAAACCGCGTGCCGCCCGTTGCGCTTACGCTGGTGTTTACTCGCGTTCCGGAAGTGATTGTATTTCCAGACAGAGAGAACGCTTGGAAGCCTCCGTTGCCCGTGCTATCGTCTACCATGAAGACGATAAGTTTATCTGCGGTTGTTTGCGCGTAAACCGTTTGAGAAGACAAAGAACCTCCAGCGGCAACCTCGGTTCCGAAAGACGGAGTAGTGCCACTCACAGAAACTGGAATGAGCTGTAGTTGGTTCGAACTATTCGAGTGGTATCCGTAGATAAATCCTCCGTTAGGAATTGCTCGGAAAAACTGAAAACTGCTCAACGATACGCTAGATGTGGTCGTTGTTGCAGTATTTACGGTGATCGTTGTTCCGCTGATCGACAAAACAACAGCCTGCGCTGCGTTGCTTACCAGAGAAACAACCAGAACGGAGTTGGCATTTATCAGCGCAATCCCTACGTTGGCGAACGCGTTTGCAGTGTTTCGGATCAGCGTAGGAGATCCAAACGTATTGGTCGTCTGGTTGTAGACCTGACCGTAGAGCAAGTTGCTTGAAGATCCAAAAACGTAGAACTGTCGGTCAGAATCAAGTTCAAGAACACGAACGTCGAGTCCGCCAAAAGACGTTATGAGACCAGTTGATTCAGCGTAGTAGGCGCTAACGCCAAGGCGCACTGCGTTATTGAGGGTCCATGTTCCCGCCGACGTTGATGCACTCGCAAGGTCGATGTTGACCGTGCCAAACGAGTAAACGAAGCCAAGCAGCGTGTTGCTCGCATTGACGATGCGGACGTGGTACTCGGAAAGGTTCTGGATCGTGAACCTGCCAGCGCCCACTGACATCGTGGTTGCATTCGGCAGCGTCACCGTCGTGCCGTAATTCGTGGGCGTGATGCGCAGCAGCGTCGGCGTTGACGTGAGCGTCGTGTTGTCCGTGGCGGTGGCGATGTTGGAAATGCCGGGAGCCGTACTCGTCCAAGCAGTCCCGTTACTCGTCAGAACATTACCGCTCGCACCGGGCGCAACGGCGACGACGTTTGTGGGCGTGATGATGTTGGATAGGATAGCCATGACTTATTCCGGTTGCGCGGGCCAGTTGACGTTGAAAGGGAATCCGTCCTGCGAAGGTACGTCACGTAGCGCCTGACGGTAGTTCGACCAAGCTACGCTATTGACCGGAGCATCCGCAAGCTGCGTCCAGTCCGTGTCCGTTAGGCGCTTGTTGCGGTCAGCCCGCACTGCCTTGGCCTGTTCTGCGTCCTTCTGGGCCTTGTAGGCGGCCTCATGCTGCGCGGCAGTGGTGACGGTACCGTCCTCGGCTGTCGTGTCCGTGAAGATCGGCCCAAGGACGTACTTCGTGTACCACTTCCCGCCAACCTGCTCCACGCCCTGACGCATGGAGTACTGGTACACCGTGCCACCTGTGGCCTGTGGGCCTTCAAAGACCACATCAGCACCCAGCGAGTCGAGAATCTCGTCGGTTGTCGTGTCCCACGTCGGGCCACCGTTGCTGGCGATGTGAGCGCGAAACTCGCCCTCGTGCATCACCTGTCCTGTGTTGCGGATTCTGATTTCCATGATGGGGATCGTTAAGCGATGGCGAGGTAGACGAAGGTGCCGCCGTTGGCGTTGATTGCGGCAGGTGCCGTGGAACTGATCTCAAAGCCAGTAGATAGCGTGTCGATGAAGTCGGTGTTCGTAACTTCCGCTGCGCTGCTGTTCAGCAAGAGGTACGGGTCGTTGCCCGCGACAATGCCGCGTGCGCTGTCCCAGACGTACCAGTCGCCCGTGCTATCAATACGCTTGATCATCACGAACCGTGCGCCGCCCGTGAAGCCGCAGTTTATGGTCTGCACCGCGCCCGTGCCGGTATATGAGTCAACTTTGCTAACGCCGGGGCAGGATGCGAATAGATAAGCGATGTAGGTGAAACCAGATGTGTTAGTTGCTCCGGAACTTGATACGCTAAATACTGAACTTGTTGGGGCTGTATTTCCCCATAAGGAAAATCCAATTTGGCCATCATTTTGATTAAGAAATAAAGTTCTATCTTTGGTTGTTGGCTGAGTATAAACACACCAACCAAAACTACCACCAGAACGAATCTTCACAATCATCAATTCAGGCACGACGCCTAAGTTGTGATTTACTGTTCTGACCGCTACCTCATTTCCCGTGTAGCACACTACATCAAAGAAGCCGGGTGCGCGGCGGAAGTTGTGAAAAACTGGGGCATCGCCAGTTCCGCTGAATTCCGTTGGCGACGTAAAGCCAGTATTACTCCAACTATTAGACAAGTTTGTTTCAGTTGTTTCTGCGCCTGTTGTGGACGTCACCAATCGCCGCGCACTGAGAGTTGTACTATTTGTGCTGATACCCCTCAACCTATCGATTGCAACCCATGAATCTCCGTAAACGACTGATCTTTTTCTCGCTAATTGAAGATCAACTGGAAATCCTGTCGTCTGAACGCCTGACACAGTGGTTGCTGAAATAGGCACAAAAACACTCGTTCCACTCGTCGGCACCTTCATCGGGCCGCGACGGATAGTAATGTAGATGTAAGTTGCCGTCCCTAAATTTACTGCATTAAATCCAGTAGCATACGGAAAACCTCTTGCTCCTAAGGTTTCTGCTGCCGAACTATTTGCGAAAAGAAAAGTATCATTTGACGTATCGGGCGTTCCGCCATTCGTCCAGCCGCGCATAGCGTCGAAAATAGTCCAGCTACTTCCAGACTCAGCGTTTACCATCAGCACCCACTGCGGCTCGTAACCCAATTCAATATTTTGTCCGTTAACACCACCAGAGTTGAACGTTCCGCACGAAATCACGTTGTCCGCGCCGCTCAGGCCAAAGCCGCCTGCGTCGTGGGCGAAGAGATAGGCGACGTAAGTGCCTCCACTAGCGTTGACCGTAGCATCGGTTCCCAAGCTAAACACGCTTGCGGTTGGAGTTGTGCTATTCCATCGCGTGGTTCCGGTAGCCTTAGCCGCCGTGCTGTTAAGCACCATGTACTCGGTATTAGCAAGACTGCGGTGGTACACTTGCCAATCGCCAGTCGTGTCCGTGCGTTTAATGATGATGCATCCGGGCACGCTACCAAGACTGTGAGCAATTGTGCGGTTTGCGCCAGTTCCCGTATACGTCACCACATCAAAGAACTTCGGCTGCTTGCGGAAGGTCCATGAAGCTAAATTTGTTCCGCTCGCACCGTTGTCGAACAAAGCTCCTCCACCGGCTCCCAGCGTAAACCCGTTTGAGTTAAACGAAGTGAATCCTTGAATTCCGATGTCATTTTGGGCGCCAGTCGTATTTGATCTGAGATATTTTGTTACACCTCTCTCACTATCTACGAGTGCATGATCGTAAGCGAACAAACGATCTTTCAACCACACCATCCCACCTTTGCCTGCGAGGTCAATGCCATTGGATATTGAACCAACTGGCGTAACAGATCCGGCAGTCTTTATAAGCCACGTCGAAAAAACGTCCTCAATGTAAACAGGAGCGGACGCACGGGCAAACTGCCCAAACCCCTGCGAGGACGCTGCACCCTTTGTTTCGATTAGCGGCATGGCTTAGGCGAATCGGGTTTGCGAGGCGAGAACGGTGAACGTCGCGTTCGCGGTCTTGATGATCGTGTAGACGTAGGAGTCGATGCTGCTAGCGTTGCCTGCGGTGGGCGCGGTGCCGCCCTGCCACTTTGGCGTTACGCTGCTTCCGTCAACCTGCACAACATTGTTGTAGTAGGCAGTAGCGCCGTTGGTGACGAGGAATGCCACCGTGACAGACTGACCAATCGCCAGTGCCGTGTTGAGTGACGTGCCAGCCGAAGCGCGGAAGTTAACCGTGAAGTTACCGCTCGCGTTGGTCGTGTAGTACAGCACCGACTGCGTCGTGACATCGTAGGCAATCGTACCCGTCGCTGCGGTGGCCGATACTGTCACCACCTCTGCCGTGTCGTTCAACACCAGCGCCATCGCGGAGGACGAGCCGCTCAGGGTCTGCGTTGCCGTGAAGGTTTGCGCGGTGCCAAGGTACGCAAAGTTGTCATCGGTACAGGCCGTGTCGAACTGGGCCTTTGTGCCGCTGATCGTGTTGCTGCCAAGAGCGATGGTCTTGTTGGTGAGCGTCTGGGTGCCGTTCAACGTGACCGCTGTTCCACCGTTACCGCCAACCTGAGCGTAAACTTCCCACGTTGTACCGTCGTACACCAAGGTAACGCTAACTCCGTTGATGTCGCAGGTGAGATCTTGAGCCACTCCCGCAATCGTTGAGCCGTTGCGAGCGACCGTGAGATTATTCGTGCCCCAGAGGCCACCAGCATCAGCCACTACAACCAATGCACCAGTAGATGGGGTTGCGGGCAGCGTTACGGTGAACGATCCACCAGTCGTATCAGCGAGCACTCCTTGATTGGGAGCAACCGCAGTGTTCGACGTTGCGTAAAAATACGCAACCGAGTTACCTGCAGCTCCTGTGGGACCTGTAGGACCTGTAGGACCTGTCGCGCCAATCG